TTGAAGCCACGGCGGCCGAAGATGCAATGCTTGAAAAATGCGATGGTTACTGCGACAAAACGGTAAAGACCATTGTTATTTCAAAAAAGGCCAAAGACTGCGACCTAAAAGACTTTAGCGTCTATCAGAAAAAAGTTATGCGTCATGAGATCATTCATGCATTTCTGTTTGAAAGCGGGCTGTCCGAAAACTTTACGCATCCGGAATACGGCCATGACGAAACATACGTGGACTGGATTGCTTCGCAGTTTCCGAAAATGTGCGAAGTGTTCAAGGAGGTTGGCTGCCTGTGAAAATCAATATCCCGCTGGACAGCGTGAAAAAACAGATCCGCGAAGAATTCCGCATTGCGCCGCTGGTAACGCCGGAAATGCGCGAAGCGGAAGACCTGTGGATGCAGATCTGGACGGGCACCCCGCCGTGGGCAAACGATCAGGATCGCACCATCAATTTTGCGAAGGCCGTGACCGGCGAAGCTGCGCGCCTTGCGACGATGGGCGTCAGCGTCGAACTGTCCGGCTCGGCCCGCGCGGATTGGCTGCAGGAACGTCTGAATGAAGAACTGATTCCGTTCCTGCGTGACATGGTGGACGTGGGCTGTGCTGCCGGCATGTTCTTGCTGAAACCGACGCCGGACAGCATCGGTCTGTACACGCCGCCGGAATTTACGATCACGGCTGTGGATAACCGCAAGCGCGTGACCGGCGTGGTGCTGTACGACACGAAGGCAACACCGGATTATTACTATGTCAAGGCCGAATATCACCGCTACGACGGGATGCATTATGTGGTTTCCAACCGCGCGTTCCGGCTGGCGAAGGGCAAAGCATCGGCATCCCGTGTGAATCTGGACGAAGTGCCGGATTGGGTGGGCATCCTGCCGGACGCCGTGCTGGATGATACTGCGCCGCTGTTTGCTGTGTGCACCATGCCGGACGCCAACAATATTGACGGCGGCGCATGCGGTATGTCTATCTACGCCAACGCCCTGCCGGAACTGCGTGGACTGGATGTTGCATGGTCTGCCATGGTGGACGAAATTCAGGATTCCCGGTCGATCGCCCTTGTGGATGACCGTCTGCTGCGTGAGCCAGGGCGGAAGAATGTTTCCGTGCGGCTGCCGCGCTATGTGCAAAACGTTGCTGGTTCAGCGGCGGAAAGTTTCTATCAGGAAATCGATCGCAAGCTGAAAACCGGCGAACGCCAGACCGGCATCAATATGTTGCTGCAAAGCCTGTCGACCAAGTGCGGCTTTTCCGAAGGCTATTTCAGCTACAACGAAAAACAGGGCCTTGCTACTGCAACGCAGGTGGAAGCCGATGACCGCCGCACCATCCAGCGCATCAAGGACATCCGCGATCGCATCAAGGCAGCTGTGGATGATCTGATTCAGGCGCTGAACGACTACGCTGATATCTACGATCTGGCGCCGTATGGCACCTATACCGTGGCGTACAATTTCGGAGACATCACATACAGCTACGAAGAAGACCGGCAGAACACAAAAAGCCTTTGCCAGCTCGGCGTTTTGCCGTGGTGGATGTATCTGGTGCGCTTTGAAGGATTCAGCGAAGACGATGCGAAAGCGGCCTATGCCGAAGCCAACACGGCGAAACCGGGGCTGTTCCCTGATACCGAATGATCACCCCGGAACAGTTCCAGGAGATCGGCGAAACCCTGCTGCCGTTGCTAGATGACCTGACGGAATGGATTGCGCGCGACATGATCGAGCGCTTCATGATCCGCTTCGGCCGCGGCGAAGAAAAGCTGCTGACCGGCACGGATGAATGGCAGGCGTGGGTGCTGAAACAGGCCGGCGGGAATCTGGACGAAATCCAGAAGGCGTTGGCCAAAAGCACCGGCAAATCGCAGCAGGAAATCGCAAAGATTTTCAAGGACAGCGGCATTCAGGCAGCAAAAGCGGATGCAGAAGCCGCCGCCGTGACGTTTTCCGGCCTATCTCCCGGCATGATGGCGATCATCACGGACGCTTATGAACGCACGGTCGGCGAAATTACCAACATCACACGCACGACGGCCGGTGCGACCAATCAGGCGTTTATCGACATCTGTGACGCTGCATATTGGAAGGTACGTACCGGTGCGCAGTCCTACACCGCCGCTATGCTGGAGGGCATAAAAGAGCTGGGGCAGGTACAGCCAATCGTGCGCTATCCGTCCGGCCATAAGGACACGCTGGAAGTGGCGGTACTGCGCTGCATCCGCACGGGCGTGGCGCAGTCATCCGGTAACATGACGATCCAGCAGTGCAAAGACATGGGCTGGAATCATGTGCTGGTGTCGCAGCATCTGGGCGCGCGTGTGTCCGATACCGATCCGATCGCCGATCATGCCGGCTGGCAGGGCAAGGTGTACTGCATCGCTGGCAAGGACGCGCAGTTCGATAACCTGCTGGATGCGACCGGCTACCCGGAAAATCCGCTGGGTCTGTGCGGCTATAACTGCCGCCATTCCTTCACACCGTTCCTGCCTGGCGTTAGCCGGAACAATAACAAGCCGATCGATACCGAAGCCAACCGACGCGCGTATGAGCTGTCGCAGACGCAGCGCGCGATGGAACGCCGTATCCGTGCACAGAAGCGCAAGTGCACGGCGCTGCATACAGCCGTGAAAAACTGTGAAGATCCGGCGGGCAAGGCAAAATTGCAGGAGAAATATACGCAGTCCGCCAAGCACCTGCAGGCCCAGAACGCAGCGTACGCGAAGTTTTGCGAAGAAAATGATCTGAAACCATACCACGAGCGGCTCGCCGTTGCCGGTTGGGATCACTCGGCGGCATCAACTGCGTCCGCTGCTGCACGCCAAAGTTGGACATCGGCGGAAGCAGTTGATGCCCGACAAGTTCAGACGCAGCAAGCACCGCCCGTGCAAGCGCCGCCTGTGCAAGCACCGCCTGTGATTGCAAAGCTGGATGTACAGCGTTATTCCTGCGTCGCGGAGCATATTCGTTCTAGCGATGTTATATTGACCGAGAAGCAAAAAGAACATATCATAGAACGGCGCGGGAAAGAGTTTTACGATAAATACAGCCCTTATTTCAAAGAAATAATCGAAAATCCAGACTACATTTTCAAAGACAAAAAGTTTGAAAATACCGCCATTGCGAGTAAAACCATATCGCTTAATTCAAAAAATATCAGCGTTGTGGTACGCATTGCCGTAGAAGGAGACGAGCCGTGGCGGAAAAGTTCCGTTATTACTGTCATGTGCGAAAATGAAAAACGCTATAGGCAGCGCGTCCGGAACAATATTATTCTTTACAAAAGGGAATAATCTGGCTATAATACAATTATCATAAAGACAGGCGCTTGAGGTGGTAAATTTCGTAGCGACCACACGCCTTAATGGTAAAAAAGAGACGCAGGAGGATGCTACGCCTGCCAAGCGCCTGTCTTTGTGTAAACGCTGAAGCAGAAAATTATTTTATATAATAATCATGAAAACCATCTTACCAATCGGCAAGGTGGTTTTCTTATACCCAAAATCGAATCAGGATACGCAGGGGCGGACGGGAAACCGGCTGCCCCTTTGCTATATCACGACCCCGCCGGTGGTCCATCCGGCTCAATCCACACAGTCGACGGGCTGTTAAAAATCACGTTCAGGAGGATTACGCATGAAGAACATCGAGACCATTCTTTCCGACTTCGGTATCACGATTCCGGAAGGAAAGGCGGCGGATCTGCGCAAAGCCGTCGCCGAGAACTACAAGACCGTGGCGGAATTCACCAAATTGCAGGAACGCCACGACGCGCTGGACACATCGCTGAAAGACGCGCAGGGCAAGCTTGCCGCCTTTGACGGCGTGGATGTCGCAGCGCTGAAAGGTCAGATCACGACCCTGACCAATGACCTGCAGACCGAGCGGGACAACCGTAAGAAGGACGCGGCCGCCGTGAAGCTGCGCAGTACGGTGGACACGTTCCTGTCGGGAAAGCATTTCGTCAACGACATCACGCGCGAAAGCATCACGGACAAGCTGGTGACAGCACTGGGGTCTGACGATGCGCGCGGCAAGTCGATCGACGACCTGTTTACCGGCCTTGTCACCGATCGGGACGGCAAGGAGATCCCCGGCATCCTTGTGGCCGATCCCGCCAGCAAGGCGCGCTTTTCGTCCGATCACAGCGGTATGGTGCCGCCGGCGGGAGGCGCAAAAGAATACGTAGCCCAGAAATACAAAAACAATCCGTTTTTCAGGGGCTAAGACTACGAAAGGAAATGATGATCTATGTCTATCCAGTACGGTTCCCTTTACGTGGATGAGCAGTACAAGGCAACTGTTCTTCCCAACCTGTTTTATAAGACCTGGCTTGTGCCCGGCGTGACCTATCAGGACGTGATGGTCGACGGCGCCGGCGGCTGCTACTGGCACAAGCTGACCTCCACCGCAGCATCTGTCGGCACGCCCGGCCGTGATTTCACGGACACCGCCGCCGCTGACACGCTGGTGCAGGCCGTTTTCAACAACAACATTCATGCGTCGAAGAAGATCTACGGCGTGCAGGCCGCTGCTGTGGCGTTCCCGATTGCCGAGGAGCATCTGGCCCTTGCCACCCGCGAAGTCGCGGAGGCAAAGAACCAGTGCGCGCTGGCCTGCCTGATTTCCGAGGGCACTGCATCCACCAACACCACAAAGACCACCGCGTCCAACTTCAAGGCGCAGGTGCTGGCTGAACGCAAGGCTATGGTCAAGGCAAAGGCTAACCCCACCATCGTGCTTTGCAGCCCGGACTTCTTCGCGACGATGCTGGAGTTCGCCGGTGAGAAGTATATCCCGACGTCCAACGAAATGCTGCTCGCCGCCGCTGCCGGCGGCCAGGTAGGCAGCTTCATGGGCTTTACCTGGATCGAAGTCAACGGCTTCGCGTCGTCTGCAGATCTTGCCTACTATCCGCACGGCGGTACGAAGGCCAGCGTTACGGCGGCGAACCTCGCGAAGGTGGAATTCATCATGTACGATCCGAACGCCTTCGGTGTCGGCGATAACTTCAGCATCGTCCGCATGGTCGATTCTGAGCTGTTTGCCGGTACGAAAGCGCAGGTCGAGGAAAACGCCGCTCTGCGTGTTCTGGACGCTGCGCAGGTGCACGTGAAGTCCTACGCAAGCGCGTGATCGGCAGGTGAATCACGGTGTACGCGGATTTTGACACATACGTAAAACGGTACGGGGACGATCTGTCCCCTTTCCGCGACGAAGTGACTGCTGCCCGCTACCTGCGTGCGGCGTCGCGGGAGATCGACCGCTTTACGTTCGACCGCTTCGGCGGCACGCTGCCGGAATCCACGATCGACGCCGAAAAGCTGCAGGACTGCGCGTGCGAACTGGCCGAATGCCTTTACCGCATTGACCAGGCGCGTGACAGCGCGGCTGAAACCGCAGACGTCGGCGGCGTAAAAACCGCCGGCCCTGTGGCGTCGGTGTCGTCCGGCAGCGAATCGATCACATACAAGGCGGCAGACAGCTGCTACACGACCGCTGCGAAGACCACGGCGGCGCGGGATGCGCTGGTGTTTGACCTGCTTCGGCGCTGGCTTTCCGGCGTGGCCGTGGATGGCGTCCTTGTGCTGTATGCGGGGGTGACGTGCTGATGCTGCTGCATAGCGATACGGTCACGCTTTTTTCCCGTGTGCGCGGCGCGCGCGGTCAGGACGATACGTGGGTGCGGCACGTGCTGACCGGCGTCAAGGTGGAAGCGAAAACCGCCATGACGCCCGGTACGACCGGCGATGTGCCGGGGCACTATGTGCTGCTGCTTGTGCCGAAAGCGTCCATCGGCACATTGACCTATGCGACGCCGGAAGTGTATCAGGCGGCGGATGACCGCAGCGGCATGATCGCGTTTCAGCCGGGGGACTATTTCTGCCGCGGAGATCACGACTGGGCGGAATATGAAGCGCTGTGTAAAGTCACAGAATGCCACCGCATCACATCCTGCGCGTGGTTTCCGCTGATTGCACACTTCGAGGTGACGGCATCATGAGCGATATCAAGCACTATAAGAACGTCAGCTATGTCAAAGGGCACGTCCGGGTAAATCTCCGGTTCGCCAAATACGGCCCGCGATTCGCCAAAGCGCAGGAATGGCTGGGGCAGCAGGTGCTTGCGGACAGCAAGCTGTATATGCCGCTGAAAACCGGCAGTTTGCAGCAGCAATCGTATGTCACCGAAGGCGGCCGGCAGGTTGTGTTCCCCGGCCCATATGCGCGGTATCTGTATATGGGCAAGGTCATGGTCGACCCGGAAACCGGTTCGCCGTGGGCGCGCAAGGGCGCCGTGAAAGTTGTGACTGACCGCGATCTGCGGTTTGCGACCGGCGTGCCGCACTGGGCGGAAGTCGCGCAAAACGAACACGGCAAGGAATGGGCCACGGAGTGCAAGCGGATCATCCTGGGGGAATCAAATGGTTGACACGAAAGATTTTTCAACGATCCTGAGCGGCTTGCTGAATGACTTCCCGGCCATCGGTGCGCGGGAAATCCGATTCAGCGAGCTGGGCGACAAGTCCGGTGTCGGGATCTATCCGTCCGCTGCGGCGACGGTAATCAGCGAAACGACCGACATCATGGGCAGCGTGTACCAGAAATGCAACTATGCGTTTCAGGTGGTATATCGCGCCGTACCGCAGTCAGAAACTGACCGCATCCACATCAAGGGGTGGCTGGACAAGCTGGCGCGGTGGCTGGAAAAACAGCCGATCACGGCGGATGGTCAGCAGCACACGCTTGCCGCGTGGCCGGATCTCGGCGATGGCCGGACGATCACCGCATTTGTGCAGGTGTCGGCGGCCTATCTTGCCGGGCGCTATGCCGACGGCGTGGAAGACTGGGCCGTGTCCCTGTCGATGCGGTACGACAATAATTTTGAAAGGTGATGCATTATGCCTGAAAGTACGACTTTTAACACCACTGCGGGTCAGACGATCGCCCGTAAGCTGCTGATGGCCTTCCTGAATACCGGCACGGCCTCTGCGCCGGTTTGGTCGATCGTCGGCAAGCGCGTGGAAGACAGCAGCCAGGAATATGACTGGAACAAGGAGACCACGCAGGACATTCTTGGCAACACGTTTACCACCATGTCCGCGCCGACCATCACGCAGACCTTTGACCCGTGCAATCTGGACGCCGGCGAGACCGCACTGACGAAGCTGTGGCAGCTGGCGATCAAGGATCAGGACGTTGCCGCGCTGGCCGAACAGGACATGATGATCGTGCACTGCTATGCCGGCACGAAGGACACGGCGATGTTTGCAGAGCGCTATAGCGGCTGCGCAATCGAAGTGAAGTCGCTGGGCGGAGACAAGACGGTGGACATGCCGTTTGACGTGACCTACGGCGGCACGCGCACGGTCGGCACGGCGGCCATTGCGGACGGCGTGGCCACGTTCACGAAGGCGACGGCATAAGGGGGGGTGACGGCGTGAGCAATAACATTTCTTTTGAAACCGGCCTGAAAGCGTTCACCATTAACGGCGACGCAAACCGGAAGATCTATTTTGACCCGAACGACATCGGTATCATCGACCGGCTGGAAGCGGCAGCGATGGCGATCAAGGCCAAAGCCGACGAAATGGGCACGCAGGAAAGCGATACGGACGCTCGCACGACAATCCGCGAGCTGGACGCCTACGCACGCGAACAGGTGGACGCGGCGTTCCCTTCGCCCGTCTGCGATACAGTGTTCGGCAAAGCCTACTGCGTTTCGCTCACGCCGTCCGGTTCCCTGCAAATCATTTCGTTCCTGGAAGCGGTTTCGCGCCAGATCCGGCGCGAGATGGACGTTGCGACCGCTGCCGCGCAGAAGCGCCAGGCAAAATACCTGGATAAATACAGCGGCGGCGGTCAGCGCAGGAAGAAGCGCAGATCATGAATACCGGCCTGCCGACAAATGCAGTCTTCGGCGGCCGGTGTTTTCGTATCCGCAGCGACTTCCGCGAAATTCTGGACATCTGCGCCGCACTGAATGACCCGGATCTGACAGATCAGGATCGCGCCGAAGTGGCGGTCAAGATCTTTTACCCGGACTGGGATCAGATCACGGACATGGCTGCCGCGGTGAAATTCATGCTGTGGTTTTTGGATGGTGGTGTGGATCGCGGCGACCAGCGGCAGCAGCCGAAGCAGATGGACTGGGAGCAGGATTTCCAGATGATCATTGCACCGATCAACCGCGTAGCCGGGCAGGACGTGCGCGCGCTGCCGTATATGCACTGGTGGACGTTCATCGGATATTATATGGAGATCGGTGACTGCACGTTTTCCACGATCCTGGACATCCGGCGAAAGCTACGCAAGCACAAGAAGCTGGAAAAGTGGGAACGCGAATACTACGACGAAAACCGGGAATTGATCGATTTCAAGTCGGCGCATCTGACCGACGACGAAGATGAATTCATCCGGCAGCTGATGACAGGGGGTGTGCGCGATGGCTGATGTTGTCGGCGATCTGGTATACGAAGCAGCGATTGATAGCGGCAAGTTTGACGCGGGGCTTGCGAAGCTCGAAAACAACGCGAAAAAGGCCGCGAACAACGTGGACAAGGCCGCGCAGAAGGTCGACGAATTGAGAAAGCAGCTCGCGGAGCTGCGGGCCGTCGAAGAAAGCGAAAAGAAAACCAGAAAAACCGGGACGGTATCGCAGGAGACTGCCGAAGCGATCCAGAAAACAACGCAGCAGCTGAAAACGGCGCAGCTTAATCTGGAAGGCAGCCAGATCGCGCATGAAAAAGCCAGTGCTGCCGTAAGCGAATATGTGGGAAAGCAGCGTCTTGCTGCTTTGACGACGCAGAATGTGTCAGAACAATTTAAGAAATTCACCAAACGAATTGCTGGCTTAGCAAAGCGCGTCTTCATTTTCACCATGATTACCAAAGCACTGCGTGCGATGCGCAAAATGCTGCTTAGCACAATCGGTGCAGACAAGCAAATGTCAACATCTTTGGCGCAGATCAGGGGGAATCTGATTTCCGCTTTTGCGCCGATCTATAACTATATTTTGCCGGCAATTCGAACGCTTCTGGCGTGGCTTTCCAAATTGACTGCCGTTGTGTCCGTGTTTATCAATTCGTTGTTTGGCAAAACGGCTTCACAAGCGGATGCATCTGCAAAGGCACTGTATAATCAGGCTTCCGCAACCGAGGCCGCAGGGGACGCGGCCGAGAAGGCAAAAAAACAGCTTTCCGGGCTAGATGAAATGAACCGCTGGGAATCGAACGATAGTTCCGGCGGCGGTGGAGGCGGTTCGTCTGGCATAGCGCCGAAATTTGATTTGTCCGATCAGGTCGACACCGGAAAAATTGGCAAGATCGCAGCCGTTGTCCGCGAGCTATCGCCGTATGTGGCGGCGGTGGCGGCTGGATTCGCTGCGTGGAAAATCGGAAAGAAGTTCCTGGGGAATTTGTCGAAGGCAAAGCAGCTGGCGCTTGCTGTCGCTGGGGCTGTCCTGATGGCCATCAACGTTGCCGATATGCTTAAAAACGGCATAAATTTCGATAATCTGACAGGGTACATCATCGGCGCTGCTGCGGCTGTCATTGGGCTTGGGCTGGCATTTGGTGTGCTTGGCGGGGCAATCACGGCAATCGTCGCGGGGCTTGTCCTTCTTGGCGTGGCAATTCGTGATGTGATTAAAAACGGCTTCAACAATAAGAATCTTACGGCTATTACCGTGGCGCTGCTAACTATTGGCGGTGCTATTGCTATCATCACAGGGGCGTGGATACCGCTGCTGATTGCCGCTATAGCTGCAGTGGTCGTGTGGATAGTTGCAAAATGGACGTCCATAAAGGAATGGATCAGTAAAACGATCAGCAGTATCGATGCGGCCTTTGAGCAGTTTCTTGCCAACGTAGAAGAGAGCGTTGCAGCGGCAGTGGACTGGGTCATCGAAAAATGGACGGCCGTAAAGGACTGGTTCAGCGGCCTGTGGGAAAAGGCCTCATCCGGCGCTGTGGCTGCGTGGGATGGAATCAAAAGCGCCTTCAAGTCTGTGCCGGAGTGGTTTCAGAGCAAATTCCGAGACGCATGGCAGAAGGTCAAGGACGTGTTTTCGACAGGCGGCCGTATCTGGTCAGGCATCAAGGAGGGCATCGAAAGCACCTTCCGCACGGTCGTCAACGCAATTATCCGCGGCATGAACACGATCATCGCCGTGCCGTTCAACAAGATCAATTCCATGCTGAATACGATCCGCAATGCGCACTTCCTTGGCATTTCCCCGTTCCAGAATATGTGGGGCGTGAATCCACTGCCAGTGCCGCAGATCCCGATGCTGGCGCGCGGAGCGGTCATTCCGGCGAACCGGCAGTTCTTGGCCGTGTTGGGCGACCAGCGCAACGGCAACAACCTGGAAGCGCCGGAATCCCTGCTGCGCCAGATTGTGCGCGAAGAAGCCGGCGGTGCCGGCAGCCGATACGAGTTTATCGCCCGGTTGGATCGCCGCACACTGTTTGATGAAGTAATCACCGAAGCAAAATTGCGGAAAGGGCAAACGGGCAAAAACCCGCTTGTAGCGGTGTAACACATGGCACAGGAATACATTAAAATTCGAAAAAGTCCGTCGGATGACTGGCTGGTACTTCCGCAGCCGGATTCCGGCGCGCTGTCGTATGACTTCGAAACAACTTACACGGAGGACAGCGGCCGCACCCAGACCGGCGCGGCCGTTGTCAGTCCCCTGTTCACGGTCGAAGCGCTTGGGTATAGCCGAGCGGCTGTCAGTAAAACCATGCTGTCGCAGATCCTGAAGATCATCGCCAAAGGCCAGCAATTCCAGCTGCACTACTTTTCCGCCTATTATGGCGCGTGGTGTCAGGCGTGGTTTTACGTCGGCAAAGGGCAGCTGAATATCGGGCGCCTGAACGAAGGCAAGGAGCTGTTCACGTCCCTGGATTTTAACATGGTCAGCGTCAATCCACTGACGTGATTGGGGGTGACATGAATGCGAACAGTCGAAAGTCAAATCACAAGCGTCTATCCATCGCAGACGAACTTTGTGGTCGAAGCATCTTTTACGTGGGATCACGATGTGGCATTGGTGTATTATGGCAGTACAACTGTGACGCTCAAGGCGGGGGAACACCTACAAGTAGACGGGGCGTGTTTTCGTCCTGGTGGAACGAAAATCACAGCGCAGATATCATCAGGCAGTTACCCGGTCGGGCTTTCCGCGTGCAAATGCGCGACAATTGAAATGTACGATGGTGGGTGGCAAAACGTCGATAACCGGAATCTATACGAAGGAGCGACCGTGCACCTAAAGGCAGATATCAAAATCGACGGCAATGGATACTTGGTTCCAATGGGCAGCTTTAAGGTTTATGAAGTAGAAACCGTGCACGAAGTTACCACGCTTACTTGCTACGATGCCATGAGGGAAGCGGACGTGCTGTGCCCGACGGAGATGCAGGGAGAGCACAATTACATAGAGCTATGGAGGCTGGCAGCGACTCGTCTCGGCCTGACGCCCAGCGCGATTGATAATGATTTGGGGTATAACGCGCTGGCGACCGTGGACACACAGCACACCATCCGGCAGGTGATCGAAGCTATCGCGCTGGCCTGCGGTGGCAATGCCGTGGTGTCTGGGGATGCACTGTATGTGCGACCGATTACATCTACAGCAGATGTGACGTTAACACAGTGGATTAACCAACTGGAAGTGGCAAGTACGCCGGTCGAAGTCACTGGAGTGCGCGTGAAAAAGACGTTCGCCAGTGACGGGCAAGAGCACACGTATTTCTTCGGCGCCGGAGGCTACGTTATCGAACTGAATGACGACAACCTGTGGTTGGGCATCGAAGGGCCAGCAGGGTCGATCACGGTCGCTGCTGAAGCAGTCGCGGAAACAGCGTACGAGCAGCTGAAAAACAAGCCGATCTATAAGTTCTCCGGCGATCTTCCGGCCGACCCGCGGCTTGATATTTTCGACAAGGTTATCGTCAAGGACATCAACGGCCGGGAATACCCGTCGATCATCATGAACTACACGTTCGTGTTTTCCGGGAAAACGTCGATTGGCAACAGCGTGGAGTCCAGCAGCAGCTACAACACATCCGATAGCGGTCTTTCCGGATCGTCGCCTTCCGGTGGTGGCGGAGTCGATGTCAGTACGGTGCTCGACAAGGTGTATCCGGTCGGCTCCATCTACATGAGCGTAAACAGCACAAATCCAAAAACGCTGTTCGGCGGTACGTGGGTACAGATCAAGGACAGATTTCTTCTCGCTGCTGGCACGACCTATAAAGCCGGTGCGACCGGCGGAGAGGCGGCACACACGCTTACCGCAAGCGAGATGCCGAGCCACAACCACGCGGTGTACTACCCGAATGCCGGAGCTGCTGACCACTCCGCGCCCGGCAACTATCCGGATGGCCCGTCTGACAGCACGTATTATGCGATTGGCAGCTACACGTCCAGCGCTGGCGGCGGCACAGCCCACAACAACATGCCGCCGTACTTGTCTGTGTACGTGTGGAAGCGGACGGCGTGACTTGAAGGGAGGACCATCATATGACTATCACAATCGCAGACGGGCGTGGGGCGCTGTGGCAGTGGGACACCGGGCGGCGATTGCGCGTGGGCAGCGGCGTGGATCAGATCCACTACCAGAACCGCGTGCTCGGCGGGAGCGTGGACGTGGACGTCGGCGCAGACGGCACGGCCATCATCCCGGACGAGCTGCTGCAGGACTGCCACACGCTGACGGCCTACGCCTACGTCACCGACGACACCGGCGCGTACACGATGGTGCAGCAGGACTTTGCGGTCCACAAGCGCGCGAAGCCCGCCGGGTATGTATACACACCGACGGACCAGATGACGCTGCAGACGATCCAGCGCCAGATCGGCGACCTCGCCGCCCTGACGACGGAGGCAAAGGAAAATCTCGTCGCGGCGATCAACGAGGCGGCACGGACAGGCGGCGCTGGCAGCATGGACTTGCGCGTAGCGGACGGCTACGTGCAGTACAGCCGCGACGGCGGCAGCACGTGGCAAAATTTGATTGCCGTGGCCGAGCTCAAGGGCGCGGATGGCGCACAGGGCGATCCCGGCCCGCAAGGCCCAAAAGGCGAGCCCGGAGCAAAGGGCGATCCGGGCGAAAAAGGCGATCCCGGCGCTACAGGCCCGGCTGGTCCGCAAGGCCCTGCTGGTGCACCCGGCAAGGACGGCGCGGGCATGGACATCACCGGTGCGACGGTCGGCCAGATCGTCAAGATCTCTGCGGTGGATGAGAGCGGGGTACCGACTGCTTGGAGTCAGGCGGGGGAATCCACGATGTTTCGTGGCGTGCATGGGACAATGAGGTCGTCCCAGAAGGTGGGCTGAACGCTTTCGATTTCACCACGTTAGCAAGCGGAGAAAAACTGTCAGATCATCAGGTTAAAGGAGTGTTTATATACAGTCCGTCTGCGGTCTCGTCAGCGGAGGGTGAACAGACCGCAACCTTGACTGTAAACGGAGACTATGTGTTTAGTTTGGCGACCTTCGCTAGAGCCACTCCAGGATACCTCAGGCTTTTGCTGACGGTGGAGGATGGCCGACTTATCGTAAGATACTACAAGAGAGACACTGACGACAGAATTGATTTCCCGGCAACGACGGTTACAATAAACAGAGATAACCTCCATGGTTTTGGTAATCTTATGAAAGCATCTACAACTATCATTGGATACGGGAAAACATTAAAGCTGTTTAATCGAATTGAGTCGGTTAGGATCGAATCAAGCGGCCAAGTCGTAAAGGATGTCGAGTTTGATGTCCAAGTCATGTATTGAGGAGGAGCGCAATGTGAGAATTTATGAGAACGGCGTCATCCGCGACATGACTGCCGAAGAAGTCGCGGCCATGCAGGAAGCAGCGGCGAAAGCCGAAACCGAAGAAAAGCGCCGCCCGCTGTCGCTGGGCGAGGTGCAGGAGATGATGGTGCGGCAGCAGATCAACACGCTGGCCGTGGACGACGCGACCGCGCTGCGCATGGTGGCGTACTACCCCGACTGGACGGCTGGCGCGGCCTACGCAGCCGGTGACAGGCTGGTGTACAACGGCGATCTGTACAAGGTGCTGCAAGCGCACACATCGCAAGAGACGTGGCTGCCGGGCGCGGGAACAGAGAGCCTGTACACACGTATCGACGAGCAGCACGACGGGACAAAGTACGACCCCATCCCGTACAGCGGCAACATGGCGCTGGAAAATGGCAAGTACTACAACCAGAGCGGCAAGACGTACCTGTGCGACAGGGACACTGGCAACCCCGTGTATAATGCGCTGGCTGATCTGGTGGGCATCTATGTGACGGAGGTGTAAAGGATTGGATATCATCGAGGCTTTTGCCACGAAAAACAAATGCTATCAGGTGGCGGCGCCGCTGACGCCGCGCGGCATCATGCTGCACAGCGTCGGCACGCCGCAGCCCAACGCGGCAGTGATGGCGCACAGCTACAACCAGTACCAGCCAGGCGGAAGGAGCGTGTGCGTGCACGGCTTTATCCAGCGCGACGGCACGTACTACCAGACGCTGCCGTACACCATGCGCGCGTGGCACTGCGGCGGCGCGGCGAACGCAACGCACATCGGCATCGAGATGACTGAGCCTGCATCTATCGCTTACACGGGTCATGGCGCTGATTGGCGCGACCTTGACCCGGCTGCCACAGAGGCGCACGTGCGCGGGACGTATGCGGCGGCGGTGGAGCTTTTTGCACAGCTTTGCACGCAGTACGCGCTTGACCCGCTGGAGGACGGCGTCATTATCAGCCACGCCGAGGGTGCAGCAAGAGGCATCGCCAGCGCGCACGCAGACCCCACACACCTGTGGCAGGCGTTTGGCCTGACCATGGACGGCTTTCGGCACGACGTCGCGGCCGCGCTGGCCGCAAAAAATACAGTCGAGGAGGACGACGATATGATCAGATACCACAGCATCGGTGATATGCCGAGCTACTACCGCGAGGAGGCGGCGCAGCTGGTGGACTCCGGCGCGCTGCAGGGCGACAACGGCGACCTTAATGTGTCGGAGGACATGATCCGTGGCGCGATCATCGGCATGCGCTATGCCGAGGCACGCAATCCGCGCTATTACAGCTTGGACGACGTGCCCGCATGGGCACGCGAGGAGACGCAGAGGCTGATTGACCGCGGCGCGCTGCTGGGCGACGGCAAGCACGAGCTCAACGTCACGTATGACGCGCTGCAGGCGATGATCGTGTGCCAGCGGATGATCGATGCCGCCGGCGGCGACGGGAAGTGAGGCGCGGATGTCGGAGGTTATCCTTGCCGCGCTGATCAGCGCAGCGGCCGCCATTGTGGTCGGCCTCATCAACAGCCGCGCGCAGCACAACAAGCTAATCGCGGAGCTGGACAAGCGCGACGAGTTGCAGGCGTATCGCATTGAGCAGCTCGAGCGCAAGGTGGACAAGCACAATCAGGTCATCGCGCGTACATATAAGCTGGAGGAGTGCACCGAGCTCCTCGGCGAGCGCATCAAGGTGGCCAATCACCGGATCGATGATCTGGAGCACAAAAATTAAGAGGAGGACATCATTATGGAACTTGGTATTGCATCTGTGGCGGCGATCACCGCCATCGCGTATCTGCTGGGCATGGCCGTCAAGGCGACCGAGGCCGCGGACAAGTGGATTCCGATCATCTGCGGCGCGGCCGGCCTGATCCTCGGCGTCGTCGCCTGGGCGATGGGCGTGCCGGACTTCCCGGCGCACGACTGGCTCAACGCTGCGGCCGTCGGCATCGTGTCCGGATGGGCGGCAACAGGGCTGAATCAGAGCGTGAAGCAGCTGACGGATAATAAATAATTGGGCAAAGTAAGGCCGCCGGAGTGTAAGAGCTCCGGCGGCCTTTAGGCTTTAAGTTTCTGCGCTGTCCGGTGTCTGTTTTTGCCCTTGAATTTTGACAACACTTTTGACAACAGTTTGCGTCTCAAAACGTTCCAGAGCGCGCCGAAAGGGAAACGAAAAAACCGTTGAAAAATCAAGGTTTTCTTGAAATTTCAACGGTTTCTTTTTGGTGCTCCAGCGGGGATTCGAACCCCGGACACCCTGCTTAAAAGGCAGGTGCTCTGCCTACTGAGCTACTGGGGCATATCAGTGTGAAAAAGAATGGATTATGCTGCGCGCCATCCAAAAATTGTGCTACCCAAACTGTCAGACGCGAATCCAGCGCAGCGATTCGTGGCTGGGATGGCGGGATTCGAACCCACGATATCAGAGTCAAAGTCTGGTGTGTTACCATTACACTACATCCCAATATCGGGGCAAAAACAACGGGGATCGGGATCACTCCCAATCCCCGATTTCGTGGGGTGGGTAAAGGGGTTCGAACCCTCGACACCCGGAACCACAATCCGGTGCTCTCCCGACTGAGCTATACCCACCATAGATCTGAAATGGTACGCCAAGAGGGATTCGAACCCCCGGCCTACTGCTTAGAAGGCAGTTGCTCTATCCAACTGAGCTATTGGCGCGCATACAATATTTTGCTGCCCGCCCAGAAGGTATGGAGCGGGTGATGGGAATCGAACCCACGTATCCAGCTTGGAAGGCTGGTGTTCTACCATTGAACTACACCCGCAGAGGTCGTCCCACATTCAGCTTTACGAATATACCATCCCTGCGCGGTGTTTGTCAAGCAAAACCTGTTCAAAATGCGAAAAAATCGCAAACCGGGGGACGGCGCAGGCCGTCCCCGCGGATATTTCAGCGGTGAAAGAGCTTCTTGGTCTGGAAGCGCGGCTCGAACGTGATGTTCACCTCGAGCTTTTTGAACACGTTTTCGTCCACGTGCGAGAGGATGACGGACGAGTGCGCCTCGCAGTGCGCGAGCTTTTCGAGCTGCTGCATGGCGATCTCGGCGGTCGGGTCGCTCACGGCGCAGATGCTCAGCGCCACGAGCACCTCGTCGGTGTGCAGGCGCGGGTTGTGGTTGCCCAGATGCTCGACCTTCAGGTGCTGGATCGGCTCGATGATCTCGGGCGAGATGAGCGTGACGTCCTTCGGGATGCCGCCGAGGTATTTGAGCGCGTTGAGCAGGCAGGCCGAGCTCGCGCCGAGCAGGGAAGAGGTCTTGCCGGTGATGA